CGCCAGCGTATCGCGGCAGCCTCTCCCAAAGTATTTCCAACGGAGCAAGTAACCGAAAGTGTAACCCCTGAAATCGTGCAGCAAAATGGCAAGACCGAAGAAGTACCGGGGGGCGAGGACCACCCAACCGCCCCAGCCGAGCCTGTCCCCACGGCGAAGAGAGGACGGAAGGCCAACGGGGACGTACAAAAAGTATAGGTTTGAGGAAACCCGTCTCGGCTTTTTGTTGAAGTACGAAGCACCGGCAGTCTTCAGTATCATCCTAAACCTGACACCCAGGGCCGTATTCCCTGAGCCGAAGGTGGAACTGATTGAGCAAGTTTGCCGGGCTTCGGGTGATCCTTCTTTGCGAAAGCCTAAGTTTTTCCGTTATCTGGAAGAGTACCGTGATATGGGGATTTATTGCAGGCGACCGAAACGCCTCACTCCTGAACGGGCTTTGTATTATGAAAGATTGCGGAAGAAGAAGCTGGAGTGTTTTATCAAGGAGAACCAGGCAACGATACAGCAGGAGCTTCGACGGATTAGAGGTTTGCCTATATAATTTGGATTATTAGCCGGATATTTGCTTTTAATTCGCTGTAAAACAATAGGTTTTAATTGTTTTTGAAAAACAATTAAAAGGGAATTTGGCTAATTAATAACAAGGCTCTATCTTTGCAGCCTATCAGTTTCTCTAACTGACATCATTTTGATTGAGGCACATGATGCCGAGCGGACACGGGAGTTCTCCCGTCTTTTCCCTCCCATATTATTAGTTGAATGCAGGCGGTGAAACCGAACCTGTCTGCTGTTGAATTAGATTGCTATTCGGGCAGTTTAATTTTATCGTATTACAATCATGCAAGAAAAGCAAGAGGAAAAAGACCTTCAGCAATTGTCGGTCGAGGAGTTGTTTGTTGCGGCTCAGGAATCTTATGAAGAAGCCCAGCAACGTGCGCTCGAAGAGAACAAGACCTTTACGAAAACGGAGTATTACAGACTCGACAAGCTGGGTATTTACCGGCTACGGGTGTTGCCTATTGCTCCGAACCCTGACGGTACGAGTGACCGTCGCAGTTACGAATACCCGGTACGCCAGTTGTTGATGGAACTGGAAAAACCCACAACGGGCAATGCCAAAACGACTTCGATGTATGTGACCGTTCCCCGCACGACGGATGCCGGTTACTCCCTGGACTTAATCGACACTTACCGCAAGCTCGCCGTGGCAGAAGCACAAGACCGTGGGGATGACAAGCTCGCTGAAAAAATCGGCGGCGGCAGTTTCGGCGGTGGTCTGAAGTTCAACTACGGTCACGCGATGTATATTCTGGACCTGAACGAACGTGCCAAAGGCATTCAGTTGCTTACTCTTTCTCACTCCCAATTTAAGGATCTGGACGAGCGCAAGTTTAAGTTATGGCAAAAGAAGTTGGCTAAATCGCCGGGCTTCCCATGTCCGATTTCTTCTGTTTACAATGCTTATCCCATTGAAATCGAGAAGAAGAAAAACGGTGGAAAGACCGAATACCTGATCGAGATTGATAATGAAGCGGAGAATGATGTGCTGACTACGGAAGAACTGACCAAGTTAATGAGTATCAACCGTATTCCGGAAATTATCTATCATTATAGCCGTTATCAGTATGAAGCGACTATTGAGTATTTGAAGCAATGTGACCAGAAGTACGGCGTGTCTGTCATGGAAGAGGAAGACATGAAACAGGCCATTGAACAATTGGGTTCGGAACTTCCTAAAGAAGACACGAGTAGTTTCTCTTTCGACAAACGAACTAAGGATGCCAAGGAAAACAGTTCAAACGGTAGTGGTATCCTTATCGATGACCTTTTTGCCCGCTATGACGAATTGCAGGAAAAAGGGCTTTCGGACAAAACAGAAGAAGGCCAGGAGTTGAGAGGATTGATCCGTTCGTTTATCGAGCAGGAAAAATTGCCGGTACGTGTTACCCGTTCGACCAGCAATCAGGAGTTGCTGGACTTAATCGAAGCAGCTTTGGACGCTGCCCCCGGCGATGAGGAGGCTCCGGCGCCTATCCCGGCACCGGCTCCCGAACCGGAACCGGAAGCACCGGCAGAGACTCCCGCCCCTGAACGTCGCCGCAGACGATAAGCGGAAATCATCTATTATTTATTCATCCGAGGAACGGAAAAGGCAGCCTTTCAACCTGTCTTTTCCTCCCTTTTTACACGCTTATTATGGCTAAAGAAATTTATCCTTGTCTTTTGTTATTCAATGATTTGCATGTCGGGAAAGAGAATATACCGGAATTTATCGCGAACTGGAACGAGGCACTATGTATCTGTGAACGTTTGGGAATTACAGAGATAGCCCTGGGAGGTGATTTGTTCCTTTCCCGTGCCGCCCAGACACTCGACATACTGTTGGCCGTTCACGATGTTTTGCTGGCAACCGCCAAGAAAGGCATTCGGGTTACCATCGCCAACGGAAACCATGACAAGGTTTCCCCAGAATCGGAACGGGGTTATTGCCATATCTTCGACCAACACCGAAATGTCGTGGTGGCGAATGATTATGTGTCTTTGCCCATTGGTGACGGGCAACATGCTTTGTTGCACCTGATTCCTTATTTCCCCGAAGACGGCAGTTTTACCGAGAAACTTCAAACGGTGAAAACACAAGCGCTGGATTCCACTAAACTTAATTATTTGTATTTACATGAGGGGATAAACGGGGCTTTGTCGCAACCCAACGAAAAAGAACTTCCCGCCAATCTCTTTGAAGGGTTCGACAAAGTTTTTGTCGCCCATTACCATAACCGTTGCATTATCCCGAAGACAAACGTAGAATACATCGGCAGCCGCCAACATAATTTCGGCGAAGATGAAATGAAAGGTTATACGGTGTTATACAATGACGGAAGCACTGATTTTATCCAGAATAAAATCAATCTCCGGTATAAGGTAATTGATGTCGATGCTGACCAAGTGGATATACATCTGACGGATTTACTGGACGAAATGAAAGCAGACGGGCATTACCGCACTAAGGTACGGGTTCACACGACTTCCGCTCAGGCTTCCTCCATCCCCAAAGAAAAGCTACTCAGTGCGGGAGCCTCTAAGGTGGAAATTATCACGGAAGGGACGTATCGGCTTCCAGCCTTTTTGAAAAGTTCGATACCCATAAAATCAGGGAAACCTACGAGGAGTTTTGCCGGGAAAAGGAAATAGCAGAGGTGGAACTCGGATTGTCTTATTTATCTAAAATAGATAGTGTATGTGGAAATTAAATAAAATAGCCGCCCGCAATCTCTGTGCTTTCCGGGAGTTGAGTTATACCCTCCACCAGGGTGTTACTACCCTGATTTTCGGGGATAATCGGGACAATGAGAGCCAACGCAGCAACGGATCGGGCAAATCGGCCTTGCTGGAATGTATAGCCATTGGTATTACCGGCTCCCCGCTGCGAAAAATCAAGAACGAAGAAATCATCAACGATACAGCGGATGAATGTTACGTGATGCTGGAGTTCAGTAATACCAGTTGCAATGAAGTTTTTACCGTGGAACGGGAGATATACCGCAAGGGTGCTTCCCAGGTACATTGTTCTATTGAGCGGGACGGTAAACCGATAGATACGGACGAGGCTGTACAACATTCGGTGGATGCCTATGGAAAATATATCTTGGAAAAACTGGGCATTACCCGTGACGAGCTCTTTAACAATTTCGTGCTCTCGAAACATAAGTATGAGGATTTTCTGTCTTGTTCGGATAAGGAGAAGAAAGAAATAATCAACCGTTTCAGTAACGGCATTGTGGTAGATGAGGCTATCGAAAAGGTGTTGGAAGACATTGCACCGATTGAGACCAAATTGAGGGATGCAGAGTTGGAACTCTCAGGCGTGGACGGGCGTATCGCAATGCTTACCGAGCAGATAGAAAAAGAAGAGAACAGTAAGGAGGAATGTGCCCGGAGTAAAGCGGAAAGAATAACAGCCATTGAACAGACTATTACCGGGAAACGGGCATTTATCCGTGAGAAAAAGTTGGAATTGACTTCGTTGAGCAATACCAGAACTGATATATTACAGACCGATACTGAAATTCAGGGTTTGGAAAATTCAGACGAACCGCTGGATGATATTCTGGAGCAGGTGAAAATCATGGTATCGGTTTACGGTACATTGACAGATTGGAATGAGGTCATAGAATCCAAGAAAATACAATTGTCATCTGTCGAAAAGAACCTTGCGAACCACCAGACAAACCAAAAAAATGCGACAGACAAACAAGCCCGCCTAACGGATGCGTACACAGCCCTCGAATCGGAATATGCTCTTTTTACAAAACAGTATCAAACCCGTAATGAGGTTGTTGAGGAAGAATTGAAATCTCTGGGTATAAAGCTCCATAATTTAAGCCGTACCGGTGAAGAACTTCGCACCAAACGCCGCAATTTGTCGGCAGCCGTGGAATCATTGAAAAACAAACTGGCCGGGACGATTACCTGTCCGGCTTGCAAACACCAATTCCTTGTTGCTGACAAGGAGTTTGATGTGATTGCCGGACAACAAGAATTGTCAAAGAAGCAACATTCGCTTGTCCTGATTGGGAATGAAATAACCGAGGCCGAACAGCATTGTATTACAGTGGAGAAGCAACAACGCACGATAACTGCCGACCGTCAGGCTATCCGTCAAAAAAATGATGAATGGCAACAACGGTTGTCTACAGCCGGAAAAAATTTGCAGACCGCCACTTTTGAATTGGAAACAATGTCCTGTAAAGAAAAGCAAATCAGAGAAACAATCATTTCCCTGCAAAAGGATATTGAGGGGGTACGCCGTAAGATTTTCGATGAAGCCTTCGAACTGATCGATGCGGCTTACCGCACCAATGAACGAAAGAAATTGACCATTAATGACGAGGTTACGGCTGCCGAGTCATCTATTGAGACGCTGCGTGCTACCATTGCTGAAATCACCACTTCCTCACCGGACGAAATCATTGAGTCGCTGCGTGCGTCATTAAAGAATTACCGGAAGAAATCGGCGGAGATATTGAAAGCCAAAGATAAGATTGAACAGACGTTGAAGCAATTGCAAGAGCAGGAACAACGTTTCAATCAGTTTAAATCGTATCTGGCGAATACCAAGATTGAAGCCCTGAGCAAGATTACCAATGAGTTTTTGGCGAGCATCGGCAGCGATATACGGATTCAGTTTTCGGGTTACACGGTGTTGAAAACAGGCAAGTTACGGGAGAAAATTTCGGTGACGTTAGTCCGTGACGGGGTGGATTGTGGCAGCTTCGGCAAGTTCTCGGAGGGGGAAAAGGCAAGAGTGAATTTGTCCTCCATCCTGGCTATGCAGAAGCTGGTAAACAGTAATTGCGAGGGTGACAAGGGGCTGGACCTGTTGGTGCTGGACGAGATACTGGCCGCCGTGGATGAAGAAGGGAATATGAAGATGTTTGAATCGTTGAACCGGCTGGGTATTACAGCTTTGGTCGTGTCGCACGGGCACGTGAGCGAAGCCTATCCGCATACACTTGTTATTTGTAAAGAGCATGGTGAATCAAGGATTGTATAGTAAGGAGCCTTTGATACGCGCTGAGGTGCTTGGATTGGATATAGCCACGATGTGCGGCTATTATTCCACCCATGAATGTGGCGCTTGGAATTTCTATGAATCGAAGGCCCGCAATGACAATAAGCAGCATAAGGCGTTCCGTGACACGCTGATTGGTTTTATCCGGCAGCATGGTATCCGGCAGGTGGTAGCCGAGGATATAAACGTAAACAATCATTTTACGGATATGCGCAAGTTGTCGGAGTTCCGGGGGATTCTACTGGAGGTGTGCGACGAACTAAATTTGCCTGAACCGGCATTTGTGAACGTGGCTACGGTGAAGAAGTTTGCCACGGGCAACGGGCGGGCGACGAAGATTGATATGATTAATGCCTGTGTCGCGAAGTATGGCTACCGCCCCCGGACGGATGACGAGGCGGACGCTTTCTGGATTTACACCTACTACTGCCATAAATACCGGATATGACAAACGTATAATATTGTATTATTTCACCCTGAAAAACGGATGAAATAATACAACATTGAAATAAAAATGAATTTTTAAGATTATGAATTGACGCTAATTAGCTGACAGATTGAGACGAAGTTTAAGTTCAATTTCATGTTGGCAAGAGCGTGAAAAAACAGACTTTACCATCCGAACGTGATTTAGATCCGGAGTCGGTGAAACGACGGACGGAACTATTCACCCGATATATTTTACCGCATAAGCGATTAATATATAGTATTTGTATCAAGTTTACTTTTGAGGAGTGTGACATAGAAGATAATTATAGCGAGGTACTGGTGAATTTTTACCGGTACATCGAAACTTATAATCCGGAACGGCCACTGAAAAGTTGGATTTACGCGGTGGCTCAACGCCACGTGTATGATTTGAATAAGCGGAATACGGGTTTGAAGGCAAGCGATAACGTGGATGTATCGGATTTGCCGGATTTGAACGAGGGTGACCAGGTGAGTTGTAATTGTATGGGCATGGATAATTATGAGCAGTATTACAACGATGATATTCTGGAAGCACTGGATCAGTTGACACCTATTCATAAGGAGGCTTTGCTGTTGCAACAGGCCGGATATAAGATGGAGGAAATTGTAGAGATTTCTTTCCAGAACGGGAATTTGAAGACTAAGAATATGGATACGATCAAGAGCCGTATTTTCTTAGCGAAGAAGCAAATGAGGAGTTTACTAACCCGTGACGGTCATGCAAAACAACAGTAAATTAATGAGCCGTTTGTTTACGGTGTTGATGCGCCGCACGGTGTTGCCGGGGTTCGTTTTTCCGGGCGGTAAGGTTGCGGAACGACGGGTGGATGCTTGTTTGGGGTATCTATCGCTTACGTTTGGAACGGTGGGGCTGGAACGCATTGTAGATTTTTGTATTTGCCAGGTGTATGCTGTTTCAAGGTTTACACCGGACTATTTGTTGAAATGGAAGTTGAGCCATTCTTTCGGGGAACGTGCGTGTGTGCGTTTTGTCACCCGCAAGCCCGGACAGAAGTATTATGAAGACCGATGGCTGAAAGAGCACAGCCTTACCCGTGAGTATTTGCTGGGACTTATCGAAGACCGGCAGGTGCATCCTTATTACCGCTTTAT